TAGTCAAATAGTTTCCATATTTTATTTATTCTACCACACTTCATAAACTTGTGTATCTTATTAAATATTTTTACCATTTAACTTTATCAGCCCAATAAGCTGCTGACATTTTTCCTCTAGCAATATTCTTAGCGTGTCTAGCTTTAAAACTTTTACGCTTTGCTTTCATTCTTGCAGATTCACCTGCTTTAGGTTTACCTGCAGTAGATGCACCTTTTTGACCAAATCTAATAGTTTTAATCTTATCACCTACTTTAGCCACAACAATATGTGATTTAGTTTTATGACTAGGAGTACGTTTAGGTTTGTTATAACCACTTACTCCTGCTCTTGTTAATCTACTATCTTTTTTCTTAGCCATTAGTGTATCATCCTTTTTTCTAATTCAATTTCATGTTGTAGTTCTTGTATTTCACCAAGAACTAATAAACCATATTGTATAGCTATTCTATTAGCTTGGGCAATAGTATCAGCTTTAATGTAAGGACCTATAGCAGGTCCATCTTCATTAACATGTTCAGTTATCCAAAGCTTAGTCATATTCTACATCTTCTGCATCTATAATTACAGGAGCTTTATCAGGCATCAAAAAAATACCACCACTATTTACATTATGATTTACATCTACTTTATCAACCTTACTTACACCAACTCTATCTAATAAAGTCTGTGCAGCAGCTAATTTATTATTAGCTTGTACTATAGGTCTTTTAGAATCCATTATTTCTACCACTTTAAAAGCTGCTTTAGGTGCTGAGTTAGCTAGTATCTCTTGTGTGAGTTCTAATATCTCAGACTTTAAAGTCTTTACAACGTGATGATAATGAGAAGTATAACCTGCAAGTTCAGCAGCTTTCTTAGCATCACCATTAGTATCTACTAAATGGTTAAGAAAAGACTGTTGTTTTTCAGTTAATTCTCTTTTTTTATTCTGATTATCTATAGTCGGTAATATAGCCATGTGTCTAGTATACTGTTATATTTAAAACTTGTCAAGTTTTTAAAAAACTTTTGTAAATCTATTGACAAAATTGAATTACAAGTGTACAATAATATTGTGGTCCCCCACGGTCAATATAACCCCCAGAGAAACAAAAGTCACATCAAAAAGATGGTGGATTCTTGTGTCTAAAAATACCTTTAAAGACTTTAAAGATTTTAGAGTTTTAGTGTCGGGGCGTTAACTAGTTCTAGTTAATGGTCATTTTCTCATATTATGTATAAGTATGCTATAGATATATAGGGTAGAGGGTATGGTCTCCTGCCCACCCCTGAATTAGATTTGAGATTGTATAACTTTAGACCTCTTTGCTTCTCTCTCACTTGGAAGGCTTCGGAGTCTTTGGGCATTACCTAACTCTGTTCTTTTGGTATTCGCCTATGAATCTTCGTAAACATCTCCAGAGCCTTACATTCCGAAGCTTTTCAAGTTCTTAAAAGTCTTAACGCCTTTCCTCTTTAGCAAGGTCATGTCAAACAGATTCCATGTTGCTTTCTTGTTTCTGCATTCATAGACTCACATTCTTGGTAAACTTTCCACCTCTGCTTGACACTCTCTCAGTGGGCGTTCGTTCTATAATTGTCAACACTTATTATATCTGCAGGGTATTTTCATTGCAATTCTCCTTTAAGAAACTCCATGTCGTTAGACTAGAATGTAGCCTTCAACTCGTTTTATAGTTCACTCGCCTTCACTATCTGATTCAATTCTCTAAACCTTTAATGTCAACACTCCAAGTCTCGGCTCCATTTTAGTTTCGAAACTCAACTCTAGGGGTTTCATTGTTTGAACCCTCGTAATCTATTGCTCATTTTCTCTCCTATTAAAGAGGTTAACAATCTCATAAAGATTTTAAAGTGACAAATGTTTACAGTATTTCCTCGAAGACTCGGAAATCTATAAAACTTTTGTTCCCAAAACCTCACAAAACTCAAGCATTTGCAACTTGAAAATCTTTATGACTAAAAAACCTATTTAATAACGGAGATAAAATGATTCTAATAGATTACTCAAACAATGAAACCATAGAGTTTCAAACAATTTCTCAAGCTAAAATGTTCACCTTCGACTTGTTCGGGGTTGACATTAAAGCTTTAGGAATCAGATGTGAAGACTCATCTGACTATAAACTCCTAGAAGACTACATTCTAGGGCTAACTAATTCCATTTCTTAAAGGAGAATATTATGGAAAATACATTTGATATAAACGCTTTTGACAAAGATAGAACTTCAAGCCCAGCTTCGTTCAGACAATGTCAAGCTATCGGCTACAAGTTTGCCAAGAAGGGTTCATCTATGAACTGGAAACTTCAAAAGCAAATTACAGGCTGTCTGTATAACCTTGCTAAAGAGGAAAGACTAACTTTTAAGAAGGCTCATACGCTTCTACAGGGTAAGTCTCTTCCGAAGGTTTACTTCGATGTCATCGACAAATACCTAAAAGAAAAGGTTAGCTAAAACCTCAAAGACTCTCTCGCCTTACAAGTGAGAGAGTTTTTTTATGTCTATAAGTTATATCTTAAAACAAATCTAACTTTAATAGTGAAATTACTTCGTAATTGCTTTTTATAATTGGCAGGATACCATACCAAAGAATTTAATTAAATTTAATTAAGTTAAGTTTAAGCTCGAGTTTTAAGTTTGTCGGTTGGTTGAGGGATTTTAAGACATTTCGGTAGGTTGAGGGCAAATTTAAACTTAATAATCTGTGGATAACTTATGTATATCTTGTTAATAACTTGTAGATAAGTATGTATAACCTGTGGATAACTATAAATTTAAGTTTGAATTTAAATATAATTTTAAGGTTGTGTTTAATTCCTAGCAAATTTAAAGTATAAGTATATACTTAAGTTTGTTAAGAACCCTTGACTTTTTTGCTTTGGTCGGTAAAATGGGTTCGGCATGGCAGGGAACAATCCTTGCTTTTACTTTCAATACAACTGGAGATGTTATGAAAACTAAATGTAAAAATCCAAATGGTAAATCTAATATGCAGATGATTGCTGATGCTAAACTTAAACCTTTAAAGTTTAATAGTTTTGATAAAGTTGAACGCTATATCAATGAGTTAGGCTATACTTTCAAAGTGAGAAATTGTTTCAAAGAGGACAGGTCAATAATATATAGACATAAGTCTAATAAAAATAGACATGTGTTTCTTAAATCAAGCTATGACTTTTTGAATGACACCACTATGGAAATGGGAACAGTTTGGGTGGTTAGCAAATTTTAAATATAAATATATACTTAAGTTTGTTAAGAACCCTTGACACCGACCAAGAAAGTTGCTATAATTTGTCGGTCAGCAACCAACCGAGCTTTCAAAAGCTCATAATTATTAGGAGATAATATGGAAAACGAAGAACACTTTGACATTGTCGATTTTATTGAAGCTATATTAGCAGTAGATGAAGCTGATAAAGAAATTGAAGAAGATATTAACCCAACTACAGGAGATAGATATGGAATTTATAAAAACTAAACTGATTGCATTACTTAGATTAAAGCATTTATATGCTGAAATGCAAGAGTTAAGAGATGAATTAGAAAATATGACATCACAGTATGAAGATACTAAATATCTTGCAGAAGATTTAGAGTCGCAAGTTTCTGATTTAGAACAAAGAGCAGATAATTTTGAAGATGCAACTGATAATATCAGGACTGATTTAGAATGTGATTTTCAAGAATTAAAGAATGACTTTAATCAAATGAAAGAAGGCTATGTATTAGATGTAAAATTAACAAGAGAGGTATACTAAAATGGCAGATATGACATTTCACAACGTGACTAAAATAGAAGTTCTTAAAAGAAAAGACCATAGAGGTTTTTCAGTTAGGGATTTAGTAATTCATAATGAAGAATATAATTTTGAATTAGGTAGAAAAATTGCTACCAAAACAGATATTAATTTATTTCTTGATGACAAGTCAGCAGGTAAATTAGTTTATCAGAAATAAAAAAACTTATAGGACACCAAGTAAAAGAGTTGCTAATACTAAAGCAAAATAATAATATGACTTGGTCTCTAGGGATTACTGTTAAATCGTAAAATTAAACTGCGCAATCAGGATAAACTAGAACAAATATAAACCGAGCAACAGTCCTGAAAGCACTCTTTTTTAATAGTTTGAGTCGTAAATAAACCAACTATAGTCTTTTCCAGACTAGAGACTATAAATAAATATAAGGGGTTGTCTAGCAGACATAACTCATCCGAAAATGCTAGGGGTTATATAATATTATATAGCCCCGACTTATATTAACTATAAATATGGAGATATATTATGGCGAAAATCGTCTATGGGAAAAGAAATACTGCAACTGTAGTGTCAATAGAAAAAGCACCACCTAGTATTAGAAGTCTTTGGGCTAGAGCAAATACTTTAGGTGTTAATATAATGAGAGTGAGGGCTAATAAAAGAAGATATGATATACAAACAGGAGATACCTTTTTAGGTTATCATGGTGGTAAAGTATCTATTTATAGTCAGAAAGATAATCCAAGTAAACCACTATACTTTGTAAGACCTACACCACTTGGTAAGGATAACAAAGGTATGCAAATACTTGAAGTAGCTAATAATATTGATGTGCAAGACACTTTCAATAAATTATCCAGATACGAATCTTTTATGACTAATAGTTTATTAACAAGACTAACATTATCATTTAGAAGAGTATTTGGATTTAACTTCTAGCCAACGAGGTAAACTTTTTAGTAAAACCAAACTGGAAGATAGTTATAGAAGTTGGCAGACCTGCTGAAAAAACTGCCATTATATTTTATAGTTCGTGGAGTGTTGAGGTAAATTTGCTCTTACTAACTTGACCGGACATAAATCCTGTATAAACCTTTACGCTTTATATATAGGTTGTTGAGAACGCCAAGAGCCAACTATAAAATTTAGTGCTAGGTATCACTAACCAAAAACTGCCTTTTTATTAACAGCTATTATACAGGAGATATATTATGGCACAACAGATGAGAAAATTTGAACAAGAGGCAATAGCCAAAGAGATATTAGAAACTATTAACGCTAGTAATTCTAAAGAGCAACAAGCTATGGAAAAGAGTAGCAAAGAGCTTAAAAGTATTCGTAAGCTAGGTATTAAAATGAATAGTATTCAAGAACAAGAAAGAATACTTTATAAACAAAGAAGAATTATTAATGAAGAAATAAGTCAAGCTGTTAAAGATTTTAATGATTCGTTGACTACTTCAAAATATTCATTATCTAAATGTTATGAAGATAAAGTTAAATGGCATACTAATGAATGGGAAGTTAGACAGAACATTGAAAATAAACTTGCAATAGCTTTACTATCAAATGATTGGCAAGAAAGATTGCCTGAAATTATTTCAAGTATTGCTAATCAATTTACAGGAGAATAATATGACACACAATGACTTAAAGAAAGGTATGAGAGTTCAGCTAACACCTATACCTATGATTTCAAGCCAACCTAGATTTGGTAAAATCATGGACAATATAAAAGGTATAACTAGAATGGTTCACATAGAAGAAAAGAATGGATACTTTGCAGATATGGGGAGTGTATATGTTAGCGAAATAGAATATGTTTTATATGACAATGATATGCCAGAACCTGTAGAAGTATCAGAAGCACATCAAAAGAAATTAGATGTGTTAACATCAATACATTGGGGATAATATGTCATACAAACTATTAACAACAAACAATCCAAAGACTATAAAAGGTTTCAAGAAGTATAACAATATACTTACAGCTATCATGCACTTGCGACCTGTTAGTACAAAGATATGTCCATTTCAAGACATAGCATCTTGTAAGACTGCATGTTTAAATACAGCAGGGCGTGGTGGTATATTTAAGAAGGGCGAAAATACTAATCGCATACAAGATGCTAGACAGCGTAGAACTGATATGTACTTAAAAGACTATGATAATTTCATGGAGCTATTACATACAGAGATGACAAGGTTTATAAACTACTGCAAGAAGAAGGATATAACACCTGCATTTAGATTGAATGGTACAAGTGATATACAATGGGAACACAAACTATACAAAGGTAAGACTATGTTTGAACACTTCCCAGACATACAGTTCTATGACTACACCAAGATACCTACAAGAAAAGTATCTCACATCAAGAACTATCATTTGACTTGGTCATATTCAGAAGCGAATGACAAGTATGCTAAATGGTATGACAAGATTGCATACAACATAGCAGTAGTATTCAATGGTGCTTTCCCTATCTATTTCAAGGGTAGGGAAGTAGTCAATGGAGATGAAACAGATTTAAGATTTTTAGATAAAGACAATGTTATTGTCGGTCTAAAAGCAAAGGGTAAAGCTAGACATGATATGTCAGGCTTTGTCATTCATGTATAATATAAGGAGATAATAAATGAAACTTAAACAAATAATAGCAATACAAAATATAATAGATAATAGAAGAATACCTATTGACATGGAAGAAAAATGGGAGTATTATAGTGATAGTCGTGAAGAATATGTAGACATTATGGAACTAGATATGATACACGCAATAAGAATTATAAGAAAACATATGGGTAAATTAAATACAGAAGAGGTATATAATGAGCAATCAACACAATGAAAAAGAATTTGAAAAGATAATACAAGAAGTAGAAACTCTTGATGAAAAGGGAGAACTTGAACAAGAAATATTTACAATCTGTAATGTCTATGGACTACATGCAGATGATGATAGAGATGATATACTATTCTTTATCGCAGAAAATTTATATGAAAACGGGAGGATAACATTATGAAAGGAATATTAATAAATCCATTTGATGAAACAATCAAAGAGGTAAGCATACTAGGAAATCTAGAAGACATATATTTATTAACAGAGTGTAGCACATTTGATGTTGTATCACTATCAGAAAAAGATGATTTATATGTTGATGATGAAGGACTATTGAAAGATAATAGATACTTTACTATTTATGATAAACCTATAGCAGGTAAAAGTCTTATCATGGGACATGATGTTGAGGGCAATAGTATTTCTACAAATTTATCTTTACAAGAGATAAAAGATGTGGTAGAATGGTTGCCTGAAGGACACAGAGAAACACCTTACATGGAATTTAAAGCATGGAAGTAGAAAAAAAAACAATTGACTGGTATATAAAATGGATTGCTAGTTGCTTTATAGTATTAGCAATTTGTTTTAGGTCTGTTCAAAACTTTCCTGAAATAGATTTAGTGTTAAGTTTTATTGGTTGTTTTATGTGGACTATAGTAGGATTGATATGGAACGATAGAGCATTGATAGTATTAAATGCAGTAGCAACTTTTGTATTACTTACAGGATTAATTAAATTATTTATAGGAGTTTAGTGTGAACGCAAAACAAATTAAAAAACTTAGAAAGCTAGTCAAACCTATACAGGTTGAGTGGTTGAGGGAACTATTGCCTGAAGACCAAGCAAATACAATTACTATTGATAATGTTAAGGGATTACTTCCTGAACAAACTCATGCCTTTGGTCAAGGACAACTTTACCTGTCTTATATGACAGATAAATGGATTATGAAACATCTTAAACGTAATCCACACATTACAACTTATAAACAATTACAGGAGATAACAAATAATGGATGAATATATAATTGATGTAGTAATAAATGGAAAGAATGATAAACTTAAAACTTATTGTAGTTCTATTCATTCTGCTATTGATACTATGATTGGTATTGATATGGTTGAGGGAATAAATTCTGTAACAAGAACTAAAGATAGTAAGTCTTGGGATATAACAGATATGAATATTACAGAATTGAGGGAACTTAGAAGCCATATAACTGAAATAGATTTACAAGATGCATTTAAAAATATGAAGGAGATACATAATGAAATTTGATATAAAAGATTTTAATTATTTAGGAATAATTTTAGCACTAACTGTTGCTTTAATTACTTTGAATGTTCAATATAAAAATGATTCATATACTAGAGTTATGAATTGTTTTAAAGATATAGTAAATGAACCAGAATTTTGTCAAGAATTTTATAAACAATATAGGGATTAATAATGAAAGCAGTTTTAACTAAAGAAGAATACAAAGAATTTACAGAAAGTGTGGACTTTTTAAAAATAAAACATGATATAAATATACCACATACTGTTGAAACAAAAGAAAATAAATTTCTAATAACACTATTAGAAGATATAGATGAAGAACATTTAGATAATCTTTTAGAAAACACTTGACATTGAATGAGTATTGGTGTATGATGTTCAACATGACATCGAGCAACCAAAGAACTTTAAGCCCTCTATCTCCAAATTTAAACGATTTGGTTTGGCTTCAGTCCATGACTCCGAGAGTAGTCAGCTCTAAACTCTCTCAATTTTTAACGAACTATTAACTAAACCGAAGGAGGTAAATATGATAGTAGAAGGAACTGCGTATTGGGCAAGTATTAAAGAGCCTAACACGACATTTGAACCAATGTACACAGTCAACTTAGTTGTTGATGAAGAGATAGCAAATGACTTTGCTTCTCGTGGACATAACATTAAGCAGATGGATGAAGGGTCTGCTATAGTAATTAAACGTAAAGTTAATGGACCAAATGGTATGGTCAGAACTGCACCTAGATTACTAGACCAAAACAAACAGGAAGTTAATCTTGCTGTAGGTAATGGCTCTAAGATTAGAGTTCAATACAACGAATATGATTGGGAGTATGCAGGTAAAGCAGGGAAAGGTCTTGACTTACAAGCTGTCCAAATCGTAGACTTGGTAGAGTATAAGTCGCAAGACGGCTCTGAATTTTTTGATGATGATGAGGAATTTTAATATGATTATTACTATTAAGAATGAAAGTGGCGAAACAGTTTATGATGTTTCAAAGATAGAAGACAATGATTCTAAAATTAATGCTAATGTTAGCATAAATAAAATGGGAACATTGAATACTATAGTTGAGGCATTAAACTTTGCTACACAAGGACATCAAGGTCAGTTAGAAACTTTACTAGCTGATTGTCCTGAAGCTGTGGTGGAAACACCAACAGAAGAAGAAGAGGAAACTTCAACAGAAGAAGACTCTTAATTGTAACGAGGTGTGCAGAAAATGTGGATAGCACTTAAAGTATAAATCCAGTTTGCTTGAAATAAAGCATATGAACAACGCCTCACTTTTTATAGGAGATAGAATGCAACAAGAAAGAACTCAATTTATTAAACACAAATTACCATGTCCAAGATGTAGTAGTAGTGATGCTGTATCATTAAATGATAATGGCTCTGCTAAATGTTTTAGTTGTGATACATTTTTTACAGACTATCAAAACGAATCAACAGGAAGGGTAATTGAAATGACTAACAAACCAAAACCAGACAATACATTTCTTACATCTTATACTGGTGCTTATGGTGCTTTAACTGACAGAGGTATCTCTGAAAGTACAGCAACTAAGTTCGGTGTTAAAATGGTAAAGGACAGAAACAATAATGTTACTCAACATATCTATCCATACTTTAATGGTAGTGAGATTGTTGGTACTAAAACTAGATTTGTATCTAACAAAAACTTTGCATGTAATGGTACATTTGAAAACACAGGTTTATTTGGAGAGCAACTGTATGGAAATACAGGTGGTAAGTACTTGACTATTACTGAAGGAGAGTGTGATGCTATGGCAGTACACGAACTCTTTCAAGGTAAGTGGTCAGTAGTATCTTTAAAGCGTGGAGCTTCGGCTGCTGTTAAAGATATAAGAGAGAGTATAGAATTTGTAGAATCATTTGACAATGTAGTTCTATGTTTTGATAATGACAAGGCAGGTAAACAAGCAGCTAAAGCTGTAGCTAAAATACTAAAGCCTAACAAGACTAGAATTATGTCATTTCCAAATGGATTCAAAGATGCAAATGAAATGCTTAAGCAAAAGAAATTCCAAGAGTTTACTCAGGCATGGTGGAATGCTAAGACATATACACCTTCAGGAATCATGGAACTATCATCACAAAAAGGTGACTGGCTACATAGAGAAGAGAAAGAAAGCATTGCATATCCTTGGGACGGACTAAACAAAAAGCTATATGGTATGCGTAAAGGAGAACTTGTTACCCTTACAGGTGGCACAGGTCTAGGTAAGTCTAGTGTTACTAGAGAGCTAGAGCATTGGCTTATTAAAAATACAAAAGATAATGTAGGTATTGTAGCACTTGAAGAGAATTGGTTAAGAACTGCTGACGGTATTTTATCTATCGAAGCTAACGATAGAATATACTTATCAGAGAAACGTAAGAATTATACAGACGATGACCTCTTAAGTTTGTTTGATAAAGCTATACCTAAAGGCAGAGTATTTATTCACTCTCATTTAGGAGCTACTGATATTGATGATATCTTTGCAAAGCTTAGATATATTATTGTAGGATGTGAATGTAAATGGGTTATAGTTGACCACTTACATATGCTTGTCAATGTACTTCATGAAGGAGATGAGAGGCGAGGTATTGATATGTTGATGAATAAATTACGTAGTCTTGTAGAAGAGACAGGCGTTGGTATGATATTAGTATCCCATCTTAGAAGAGCAGCAGGAGATAAAGGACATGAACAAGGAATAGAAGTTTCTTTATCCCACCTGAAAGGCTCACAAGGTATAGCTCAACTATCAGATTCTGTGATTGCATTAGAAAGAAATCAACAAGCAACTAATCCTGAAGAAGCTAATACCACAAAAGTAAGGGTATTAAAGTCTAGATATACAGGGGACACAGGATTAGCTTGTGGTCTTAGATACAATCCTGATACAGGTAGATTGTTTGAAGTAACAGAACAGGAGACATTTGATAATGAGCAATTCTAAAATAATATTTGACATAGAAGCTGACGGACTTAGTCCTAATAATGTTTGGTGTATAGTAGCTAAAGAACTAAATGGTAAATCACATACATTTGATAACACACAAATAGAAGAAGGTATTAAATTCTTACAACAAGCTGACACACTTATAGGTCACAACATCATAGGTTATGATATACCTGTACTAGAAAAACTTTATGGTGCTGAGTTTAAGTGTAAGATAGAAGATACATTAGTTATGTCAAGATTATTTAATCCTGTTCGTGAGAACGGACATAGTTTAAAAGCTTGGGGTTGGCGTGTAGGTTTATTAAAACAAGAACAACCAGAAGACTTTGATAGTTATACTCCTCAAATGTTAGAGTATTGTATTCAAGATGTTAAATTAAACGAAGCTGTTTATAATTACTTACTAAAAGAAGGTAAAATTTTTAGTAAAGATTCTATTGAGATAGAACATAATGTAGCTAAGATAATGAAAGAACAAGAAAATACTGGGTTCTTTTTTAATACTCAACAAGCTATGGAACTTCTTGCTGAATTAAAAGATAAACAATTAAAAGTAGAAGATGAAGTTCAGAAAACATTTAAACCTAAATGGGTAGATGATAAGTTAGTTACACCTTATATAAAGAAAGACGGAACACTATCTAAGCGTGGGCTTACTGATGAAGAGTATGAATCTATACAAAAGTCAGACCATACTCAATCTTTTATGAGACAAAAACTAGTAGACTTTAATCTTGGTAGTCGTAAACAAATTGGAGAATATCTAATTGACTTTGGTTGGGTTCCTAAAAAGTTTACACCTACAGGTCAGCCTATTGTTGATGAAGGTACTTTGAAAAAGATTGAACACATTCGTGAAGCTAAACTAATAGCAGACTTTTTACTCTATCAAAAAAGAATTGCACAAGTTACATCTTGGATAGATGAACTTAAAGGAGATAGAGTTCATGGTAGTGTAATACCTAACGGAACTATTACAGGTAGAATGACACATAGAAATCCTAACATGGCACAAGTACCTAATGCAGGTAGTCCATATGGTAAAGAATGTCGTTCATGTTGGACTGTACCTAAAGGATATAAACTTGTTGGTATAGATGCTAGTGGATTAGAACTTAGAATGTTAGCACATTACATGAATGACCCCGACTATATTGAAGAAGTTATTAACGGAGATATTCATACAACTAATCAAAACCTTGCAGGTTTAAAAACTAGAGACCAAGCTAAGACATTTATATATGCTTTAGTTTATGGTGCAGGAGATGCTAAGATAGGAAGTGTTGCAGGTGGTGGACTAAAGAAGGGTAAACAATTAAAACAAACTTTCTTTAATAACTTACCATCACTTAAAACTTTAAAAGATAAAGTTCAAAAAGCCTCTGAACGAGGTTTCCTAAAAGGATTAGATGGTAGAAAGATATATGTACGTAGTCAACATGCTGCACTCAATACTTTATTACAAGGTGGAGGTGCTATTGTTATGAAGAAAGCTATGTGCATATTACAAGAACGTATAAACTTAAATACTTTTGATGCTAAATTTGTAGCAAACATTCATGACGAATGGCAAATACAAGTAAAAGAATCTCAAGCAGATTGTGTTGGTAGATTAGGTGTTGAGTCTATTGAACAAGTAAGTAGTTATTTTAACATGCGTTGTCCTTTAACAGGAGAATATAAGATAGGAGATAATTGGTATGAAACACATTAAAGAAAAATCATCAAGTAGAAAAGGAGACTTAGCTGAATATTATGCTGTGACTTGGTTATGGGATAATGGATATGAAGTCTTTAAAAATTGTGGTTGTGATGGTCTTATAGATTTAGTAGTAAGAGACCCTGAAGGTAACATTAAATTAGTAGATGTTAAAACTGCAGGGTTGAAAAAAAGAACTAATCAAAAAGCACATTGGCAATCAAAATCAACAAGAACTTTGGAACAAGTAAAATCAAATGTTAGATTTTTACTATTCATTCCAGAGACAAGAAAATTAAGGTGGGTAAATCATCGTGAAACATAAAAAAGATATTGACAAAACTAAATTAGATAGCTATAATAAATTTACGTCTGAGTCTGGACATTGGTATGCCCAAGACGGAGAGCCTATGTATACAATCATAGGTGCTAATGGTAAAGAAAGAAACACAACACTTAGAGATGCTAAAAGTATAGGACTTGTTCCTTCTGTTACTACTATTCTAGGTATGATAGCTAAACCATCTTTAGAAAACTGGAAAATAAATCAAGCTTTAAATTCTGCACTTACTCTTGAGAAAAATAAAGGAGAATCTTTTGACTCTTTTGCTTACAGATGTAAGATGGATTCAAAGAAGATTGGTATGGAAGCTGCAAAGCAAGGAACTAAAATTCATTATCAAATTGAAAAAGGTTTCTTAGGCATATCTAAAACTAAACCATACAAAAAAATTAAAACTTGGTTAGATAATAATTTTCCTGATGAAGAATGGATAGCAGAAGATTCTTTCTGTGCTAAGTCAGGCTATGGTGGTAAGATAGATTTATATTCTAAGTCTGGTATCTTTGTAGACTTTAAAACTAAAGATAACTTAGAAGGTAAAGACCCATCTAAATTAGTTTATGATGAACATGGTATGCAACTTTCTGCTTATGCACAAGGATGTGGCTTTGATAATCCACAAAGAGTTTCTATTTTTGTAGATAGAAAAGATACAGAGTTAATTGCTTGTCATGTATGGAATGAAGAATCTCATGAAAGACATTTAGGTATGTTTAATAGTATATTAACATATTGGAAACTAGTTAAAAACTACGACTCTTCTATTGATAATGCCTAGAAGAGTACCAAGAAAACCTAGACCTAAAAAGACAGGAGTACCTAAAGGGTATGATAGTATTTGGGAATATGAAATACATCAAACACTTCTCAAAGATTGGAAACATCATTGGGATAACATAGATTATATTGTTAAACATAAATATGAACCTGACTTTGTTAAAGTAATAGATAATAAAACTATTTTAATAGAAGCTAAAGGAAGGTTTTGGGATTACGCAGAGTATAGTAAGTACATACATATACGAGAGGCTTTACCTAAAGGTTACGAGCTAGTGTTTTTATTTCAAAAACCTTTTGCACCTATGCCTCAAGCTAAAAAAAGAAAAGACGGAACAAAAAGAACTCATGCTGAATGGGCAGAGACAAATAATTTTACATGGTATAACGAAGAAAGTTTACCGAAGGAGTGGAAAAGTAATGAATTATAAATTTAATGAGGGTGAAACAATAAAACAAATACAAAGATATGTAGATAAAACTTATGAGAAACATTATGCTTATGGAGATTATCAAGCAACAGATGTTATATTTGATAACGGACATGGAGAAGGATTTTGTATTGGTAATATTATAAAGTATGCTATGAGGTATGGAAAAAAGAACGGACATAACCAAGCAGACTTGCTAAAAATAATTCATTATGCTATAATGGCTATACATTTACAGGACATTCAAGATGATTGAAGACAAGATAGGAACTAAGCCTTACTTAGGAATTGAAATAGACTACGATAAAGAAAAAGAGTTTGATAAGTTTAGTCTAGATACAC